GTATTGCATTGACACGCAAGTAACTACTATTGGCTTTGCCATAGTTGATCTCTTTGCCTTTGCCATCCAGTGCTGCCTTGAGAATGTCGCTCATTTCAATGTCATTGAAGATAACATCGGTGTCATCAATCAGCAAGATTTGGTTCTTGTTTCTAGCATGATTGTATAGTTTTTCGAACAGCACAGGTGCGGTGATAGTGCCATTGACCACATGGTAGTCTGCCCGGAGAGTCTTGAGGGTATGCACCACAAGACTGGTCTTGCCACCACCTTTGGGACCATTGATGATAAGACCGCGAGTGCCCAGCGCACCGCTGATGAAGTTGGCAAGCTCACTAGTTACATAGTTGTAGTGATCTTGAATAACTTTTTCTTGTTGAGCTGCTGTCAACTTTTGGGGACTGTCTGCCAGTTGTGTAACGAGATATGTCATATAAGACTCCTATTCTGTTGTTGAAGTATGTATTATAGCAAATACACGATTTATTGTCTGTGGCTTTTTTGCAACATAACCAATTTCTTAGTGTCGGGCATTCAGTTTGCTGTATTCGCGATCTACAATTTCGCCATTGGTCATGACTGTGACCACAAAACCTGTGTCAGCTTCTACGGCCATGACCACTGGTTGAGTGTGGTCGCGATTGCACCAGTGCTGAATAACACGACCTGTTTTAATATGCCTGTATTCGTGCGTCATAATGAAGTTGCTGGTGATATCCACTGTTTGTCCCTGATGAATTCTAATGCCCAAACGACTTTGCATACGCTCTGCGGCATGGGTGGTAAACTGAATTAAAACTGCCTGTGCCATATAAGGCCTCCTATTGCGTTGTTGAAGTATGTATTATAGCAAATAACTGAATTACTGCCAACCAAAGACCCACCAATTTCGAGGGTTATTCTGTTGCTAAAAAGCCACAAGATTAAATACCATATGAAATCAACTCAACCAGACCAAGACCATCCCAGCCAAGTCTCACTGCCGGATGGTAGAACCTATCCCCGTCAACAGTTGTTGACTGAGGCCATGCAAAGTTATGAAACCAGTAGACGAACCTACAACCTTGCAAGAAAAAATCAAGGCAACGGTCACCCACGCCAAGTCTACTCAGGCAGATTGAAAACAGCCAAATACACCCAAGAGGATGCAGTGTGGGCAGCCAATCAATCCGTGGATGCCATGGCCACTCGATATGGAGTCAGCAGAGCTCAAGCCTACGGAATCAGAAGCTATCTAAGACGCATGTATGGCGATGGCAGTCAAGTCCAGCAGAACACCCACACGGAATAAATGTGAATAAATATAGTATCAGTCAACACTGAACTTGAAAGGAATTGAAATGAGTTTTTTAGTAGCCAACCTACCACCCATACACTGTTTTGTGCGTAGAGAATTTCTCTATGACTTTGAATCTGGCCATGGAGAGTATGAACCCTGTATATGGGTATCAATCAAAAGCCTACGCAGCCAAGCATTTAGAATAGAAGCCTACTTGCCCAGATATGCTGCACTGTATGACAAACTGCCTTTGAGTGCTTATGTAAGTAGAAACCATGATCTAGAGCCAGAGAAATTTTTGGAACTGGACACACTGCAAATCTGGGACTGCTTCAGCTATGACATTGCAGTGTTGCAAAAAGCATTCCTACGCAATCTCAGCTGTGAGTTCTATGCCAAAGACCGGCAATTGCATCAGGGCGACTACATGTTCACAGTGGACAATGCCGCACCTGACATGAACATCGTTGATACCACCTACAGTGAATGGCCCAAGGATCACAAGAGCTTTAACTTTATACAATTGGCCAATGGACAGTATGCAGCACAGCCCAACAACCGTTGTAGATTCTTTGATGCAGCGTCAAATCCCAAAGAGCTGGTGTTCCCAGACTTTCGAGTAGCTACTCGGAAGTATGTGGTAGAAACCAATCCCAAATGGAGCCTAGGTGACACGACCACGGTCATGTATGAGTAAAACGGTAATCTGTTGCGAAAAAGTCACAGACATATAGTAATATACCTGCTATAATTAATGCACATTGTAACACTATAGGAGGTAACACACAATGAAAGAAGTAATTGAAGCAATCGAAGCATTAACAAGTGAAGTATCGGAATTGAATATAGATAAAAAAAATGATTTTGGATACACAGTAGGAGATGAGTTACACGAAATGAACTTCTACTTAAAAGAAATTATGGAAGCAATGCAAAAAATAGCAAACAAATAACAAGGAAGCCCGAAAGGGCTTTCTTTACATAAGGAACAGAATGTTATACAGAATACCATATGATTTGAAATGGATCATCGACGAGTTTCCGAAGGATGAAGAATATTGTAATTACGACATACCTGAAACCGGCTGTCCAAGTTTCATTCCGGCTCACACTATTAATATAGTGAGAGATTCAATTGACCCCACCATAATAATAGTTGCTATAAATTGTCCTGATGACGATGAGTTAACAGTTGCCTACAAATTCAAGGATGGATTTCTAATAGAATTAAATGATCCAAGTCGCATGAAAACCTAAACCTCCTAAAGTGTAATAGGTTTCGAACCCATCTCCTAGGTGGGTTTTTTTACGACTAAATAATTTAACACGGAATCACATTCAGAATTCGATATTTACATATGGCCACAAACAAGATTAAGATCAGCAGTCGCGGTGGAGCTAGAGCAGGCGCAGGCCGTCCCGCGGGTGTCAGCACCAAACTCAGCGGCCAGGCCATACTAGATCAGATAGAAATGAGCACTGGTAGAACCTATGTGGAACAATTGGTGGACAACTATACCAACTGTCTGGCCGAAGGTGACAAAGGCATGATACATCAATATGATAAACTATTCTTGAGTAAGGTAGTGGCTGACAAGGTAGACTTGGATTTGACTGTGAATGATGATCTAATCGAAGCCAAGCGAGTGGCATTCACTGATGCATTGGCCGCCATGGCCAGAAAGACCCGAGATGAATAAGAACAAGACACCCAGAGTCAGCGAAATCACGCGGGCTCGACCCCTGGGCAGCATCAGTGAAACCAAGAACCTCATCAGCGAAGGTGCGCTGAACAAAAAACCAAAAGGTCCGCATCGGACTTTTGACCAACCACACAGCAGACGCAGCCAAGATCAAAGCATTCGCTATCATGCTAAAATCATGGGTGGTAGACAAAGTGCAGCTCGAGACACAGATCAATTGAATCCAGATAGAACCTTACCAGCTCGACGCAGTTATCCTGGCTTGGCCAATTGACCCCAATTGAATTCGAACTAAATAATTAATAATGAAGAAGCCCAGCAACACATCTACTCAAGGCGGCATTGAATCACACAGTGCTCATAGTCGTCGACGCAGTGAAGATTATCATCGTGCTGTGGTCACGCCCACTGTGGTCAAGCCAACCCGATCGAAGATGACTCGCAGTGAGCATCAATTGAACAATGCGGAAGACATGGATGAGAAAGGTCATAAGCTATGATGTTATTGAAACCTAAATCTAAGAGTAAAAGAACCGCGGTAGAACTCAAGGGCACATACAATATGAACCCTACAAAAATGATCATGAAACAAGGCAGTAAAGAAGCCAGGGCAGCACACGCAAGGTCGGCAGGTGCTGGTAAGACAACCAGACCGATCAAAGGAAAAACCAAATGAACTCGAACTCTACAATAGGCCGCCGGCCTGGCAACAACATGCGGGCCAACGCCAGCACAGTTAAGCCACGCATGAACGCCAGCCAAACCGACCAAGGCCTAGCAGCTGATGGCATGATGGGTGACGGCGTTAATCGCGCCAAGAATATCTATGCCAAGAATCAATACTCCGGTCACAGCAATGACGGACGCTTGGTCAACATGGGCATGATGGCCAGCCAGCGAATGGGCAATGCCAGCAGCAGTCCAAAAGCTGTGGGACCAAGTCCAACCAAGGACCCACACAAGAAGACCATTGCCACAGCAGCTCAAGGCGGCCGGATCGATGGTGGCACAGTGTGCAAAGGCTTCCCTAATCCGGATGCTATCAATGTAGGGATGAAATAATCATGACCATGGTAGTAGTTGGAAATACAGTAAAGTTAACGCCCAATGCGTCAGCCACAGCCAATGTGGCCAATGTGGCTGTGAAAACAAACACATTCCATGTGACCAATGCCAATGCCAGTGTGTATGCTTATGTGGGCGTGTTTGGCACATACGCTGACGCAGTCAACATGACCTTTCCCAATGTAAGTAGTCCAGGCGGCGGCACAATTCTAACGCCCAACGAAAGCATGACCATTGCAGGTAACTTTGGTCCAGCCTTGATGAGCACACAGGCCAATGTTTTTGTTGCAGCCATCACAGCCACAGGCACCACCAGTGTATTCTTTACACCAGTGGCTCCAGGTTCGGAATAATTAAAGAGGAAAATACAATATGAACTCCAATCCAAAAAGTGTTAAGAATGTAAATGTGGCACAAGGTCCACGAGTGGGCAATGCAGATGCTCATGATGGCAAACGCAAGATGTGCGTGGCCGACAAAGCCGCCCGTGCTCCATTGGCCGATATGGTTATGGACATGTTCAGTGCTCGCGGCCAAAGTCGTAGTGATTATGTCAACAAGGCTGATCAGGTAGGCGACAATAGTGGCAAGCGCAGCTTTAAAAAGTAATAAGTATCCTTGAGACTGGTATTAACAGTATACTCAAGGATGCCCAAGCTGAGATTTTTACTGTTTCTCTCAGCAGTCAAGTAAACAGCCAAATTGAGCCAGTCTCATAATTTAATTTAAAGGAAATGATATGAACAAGAAAGATACCCTACCTCCCCTGCCTCCGCGACCCGCCGCCGAGCAAGCCCAACTCAAAGCTATGTTGACCAATCTCAAAGACAGAGCGGCCACACCCATCCCAGAAGCCAACACTGAAATGATGTTTGACTTGGAAGGTCTTAAGACTGACTTTCCCACAGCCAAAGAGCTGGAGAAGTTTCTGTTTGATCGCACAGGTCACAGCATAGACTTGAAAGGTCGCAGCAATCAATACAAATACCAAACAGCCTTGGATATCCTAAACGGTGCAGCACCTCCCGCCGAACTGTTCAATCCAGAGAATCCTTACTTGGACAAGAACGATCTAGTGCCAGTGGACACACTGCGCGAAGTGCCACCACCACCCCAAGAAATCGCGGGTCACTACATAGTCACTACCTTTGTGAGTAGAACATTCCCACATCCAGATACTCAGTGGAAAGCCAGTGGACAAAAGTGCGATGTGATCTTTCGCAAGTATACCAACAATGCCATAACCTACGAAGTGATTGGTCCAGTGGCTCCTAGAGCTGTGGGCATTCGTGTCAACAAGTATGGCAAAGAAGTGCCGGAGAAATATGAATGGGTAGATCCAAGAACAGGTGAACAGCTGATCCGCAATGAGAACGGCCTGCTGACACCCTTGGGCACTCGTCTTAGAAGTTACATGGCTCGAACCAAAGTCAACAAAAGCACAGCCTGGGACACTTGGATCGATAGAGACTTTGTGTTGTTGGGCGGCGGTGGTGCCAGTCTAGACAACCCATGGGGCAATTGACATGGCTCAGACCGAAGCTGAGATTCAACGCGAAGCTGAGATCGACTATGCGGCTCGCATGGGAGTGGACATACCCACAGCGCGAGCTCAGTTGGCCAACAAGCTGGTGCAGGAAGTCAAGATCATGCAGAAGGTCAATCGTGTGTATCGCGATGCCTTCAGTGAAAAGTATCCGGGTCAGTGTGAACACATACTGAGACTGTTGTGCGAAAGACTACAAGCAGGCTTGGACAAGCGAGCCAATGTGGACATAGCCGATCCCACCACTTGGATCTTGAGCCCAGCAGAATTGGCAGACCTCACTGAAGCAGTGTATCACATGCATTTGGTTCGCAGTAGCTTCCAGGAGTAACATGATCGATCCGGCAATGTTGATGCGTAGAGCATTACGACATGTGTGCGATACTCAAGGATTAAGTGTAAACGGTTTGGCACACCTAACCACCGCGGCCAAGTTTCACCTAGAAGATTTGGTGACCGCGGTCAGAGATGACATGGAGTTTAATCAACTCCGATACTTCAGACCGTTTGATCACCAACTCAAATTCTTTGCCACAGGCCACTCGGACCGTCGTGGCATTCTGGCAGCCAACCGTATTGGTAAAACTGTCAGCACCTGTTTCGAAACAGCCTGTCACCTGACTGGGTTATATCCTGAGTGGTGGAAGGGCAAACGGTTCGACAAGCCAGTCACGGTCATGGTGGCTGGTGAGGGTTGGACACAGGTGGCATTGGTTCTGCAGAATGAATTGCTGGGCACCAACGATGTCAAACTCACCCATGCATTGGGCACAGGCATCATACCCAGAGACTGCATACAAATGGACACCATGCGCAACGATGGAGCCAACTGTTTGGGTGTGGAGATACGACACACCAGTGGCACCAACAGCTATCTACTGTTTGCCAACTACACACAGGAAGTTAGACAGATGCAGGGTTTCAAACTTAACCTAGCAGTGTTTGATGAACAGCCACCCGATGATTTCTTCAGTGAGATTGTGACTAGAACTGCCACCACACAGGGTCAGGTCTTATGTAGTTTTACACCACTCAAAGGTTTGAACGGCCTAGTAAGTAAGTTTTG